CGCCGCGCCGCCACACTCATGCGCGAACGAGCAGCAGCGGCCAGCCCGGGCCCATGGCACATCGGCAACGCCATCGACCCCACCAAACCCTGCAACCTCCACACCTTCCCCGCAGTGCAACCCGTCGCCGACAACGTTGGATGGCTCGACGCCGAGCACATCGCCGGACTGCACCCAGCCGTCGCGCTCGCGGTCGCCGACCAGTACGACGCCATCGGAGCGGAGATGGCCTACTGGAACGCCCACGAAGACGACTACGGCCGCGTCCTGCAAACCCTCGTCGGCCCGCGCCCCGAGTGGACCGCCGCGCTCGCCGCGGCCCGCGCCTACCTCGGCGAGGCAACGCGATGACCACCGGCCGCCGCTCCTGCCGGCGCAAACGCAGACACGACACACGCGAACAAGCACAAGCAGCCCTCACAGCCCTCCTGCGCACGCGGTTCGCCAGCCCCTACTACATGCACGCCTACCACTGCCGATGGTGCCACGGCTGGCACATCGGACACCGACTCGGGTACGGCGCCAGACGATGACCACGCCCCGAGTTCCACAACCGGAACTCGGGGCCGTCGCCTGCGCCCACCGCGCCCTACACTTCGATCAAAGGTTCGAACCCGCACTGCCCCATTCCCATCCGACGTCGCGCGCAGGAGGCCCGCAGTGCACGACCCGACGCCGGACGACGTGATCGAGCGCATCAGGGACCTTGCCGCGCACGGCCTCGGCTGCAACGAAATCGCCCGCCAGCTCGGCGTTTCGCCGCGCACAGTGAGCCGCTACGCACCCGAGGGCTCGTTCGACCGGACGGCGACCGCCGCCGCCGTGAAGGCCAGGCAGGCGGACATGGCGCAGCGGCGCGCCGCCCTCGCGGACAACCTGCTCGCCGACGCCGAGAAACTGCGCGAGCAGCTATGGGAGCCGACCACGATCTGGTCCTTCGGCGGCAAGGACAACACCTACAACGAGAAGCAGGTGCAAGAGCCGCCGTTCGACGCCAAGCGCACGCTGATGCAGGCCGTGTCCACCGCCGTGAACGCGCACGTGCGGCTCATCGAGCGCGACGGCGACGGCACGATCGACGAGGCCAAGTCGGTGCTGGACGGGTTCATGGACGCGGTCGCCCGGCGCGCCGCGGAGCTCGGCGACGCGTGAACGCACCGAGCCTGTCGGACAAGCAGGTCCGGACCATCAACCAGGCCGACGGCCGCGTGAACGTGCTCCACGGCGCGGTGCGCAGCGGCAAGAGCATCGCAGCGGACCTCAAGTGGTTCGACATGGTGCGCAACGCGCCGCCCAGCGGCGACCTGGTCATGATGGGCAAGACCAAGCAGACCGTCGAGCGCAACGTCATCAACGTCCTGCGCGAACGCAGCATCTTCGGGCCGCTGGCGCGCACCGTCCACTACACCCCGGGCGCGGACACCGGCACCATCCTGGGGCGCACCTTCTGGGTGCTGGGCGCCAACGACATCAAATCCGAGGAGAAAGTCCGCGGCATGACCGTCGCCAGCGCCTACGGAGACGAGGTCTCCACATGGCCGCAAGCGACCTTCCAGCAGCTCGTCGCCCGCATGTCCGTCGCCGGCGCGAAGCTGATCGCCACCACCAACCCCGACAGCCCGCACCACTGGCTGAAGAAAGACTGGATCGACCGGCGCGACAGCGACACCCGCGTCTTCCACTTCACCATCGACGACAACCCCTTCCTCGACCCCGCGTTCGTCGCGTACCTCAAACGCCAGTACACCGGCCTATGGCACAGGAGATTCATCCTCGGCCGCTGGGTCATGGCCGAAGGCGCCGTCTACGACATGTGGGACCCCAAACGGCACGTGGTCGCCAACACCCCGCGCATCGCCGACTGGCTGGCCTGCTCGATCGACTACGGCACCGCGAACCCCTTCCACGCCGTGCTGCTCGGCCTCGGCGTGGACAACCGGCTGTACGCGGTCGACGAGTGGCGCTACGACTCGCGCGCCCAGCGCCGCCAGCTCGCAGACAGCGAGTACTCCGGCCGGCTGCGCGGCTGGCTCAAGCAGATCCCGATCCCCGGCTCGGCCGGCCGCGGAGTCACGCCGCGGTACACGGTGGTCGACCCCTCCGCCACCTCGTTCCGGGTGCAGCTGCACGCCGACGGCATCGCCAGCTGGGCCGCCGACAACGCCGTCCTGGACGGGATACGGCTGGTCTCGACGCTGTTGTCCGCCGGCCTGCTGCGTATCTCCACGGCGTGCCCGGCGCTGATCGAGGAGATCCCGGGCTACAGCTGGGACGAGGCCGCGCAGCGCAAGGGCGAGGACAAGCCGATCAAGCTCGCGGACCACGGCGTCGACGCGCTGCGGTACGGGTGCAAGACGACCCACTCGGTCTGGCAGTCCATCCTCGAACTAGCCGCGTAGACTCACCCTCGAACTGGCGTGCGAACCAGGAAGGTCGGCTATGGGCGCGCAGATCCCCGTCTACCGGTACACCATCACCCTGGCCCCGAGCCTTGAGGCCGCCAAGGACATCCGCACCGTCGACGCCATCAGCTTCCGCGAAGAACATCCGTGGATCATCTTCGACGACACGCGCGCCAGCGTCCTCGTGCTGCGAGCCGAGCGAGTCGACGAGATCCAGCGCTCCGCCGACCCCATCGGCGCGCAGCTCGTCGACGAACTCAGCGACCGCGAACCGGGGGACTGAGATGGATGATCGTGATCGCGTCATCGCCCTCCTAGTCGAACGCCTCGGCGGCGATGTCGTCATCAGCGAGCGCGACCTACTCAATGCGCACGAGGTGGAGCTGCTCCAGCTGAAAAGTGAGCGCAGTTTCAATTACATCTTCCGGACGCGCCGCACGATCGAAGGCGAACTCGCCGAGGAAGCGCATCCCACCCAGGCGCAACTCGATGGCATCGTCCGCAACCACCGCGATGCGCTAGCGGCCGGTTACGCAGCGGTGTTGGAAGCGGTCACGCCACGCCCAGTCGTTCCCCGCGACCGCGTCATCTCGCGCGACGAGAACGATGCTTGACATGGCCGCCCGCAACTGGTTCGCCACCTGGTCCGGGCCGCGCCCGACGCCGCGCCAGGGTCATTGGATCGGCCGCACCTACGCCCCCGGCGCACCGCGCTCCGGCTGGCGCAGATGGCTCTACGTGCGCGGCGCGTCGCTCGCGTCCAAGCGCCGCGTCTGGGGGTTCTGGATACACGCCGGACGCTGACGGTCGAACACGCGTTCGCCTATCCTGCTGATCAGCACCATCCGCGCCCGGCCCGAAACGGAACCCGCGCGGCAGCCGAAACGGCAACCCCCCCGTTCCGGCAGCCGAAAGGGCGAACCGTGGCGCCGCAGCTCCCCACCGACAAGAACACACCCTGGCCACCGGTCATCTGGGCGCCCGTCGCACGCGCCCAATCCCTCTGGTCCGCGTGGTTCTCCGGCTCCGCAGACGAACTCTCCTTCGCCTACCAGGGCCTGGGCGGCAACTCCCGCAATGCCACCGCGTTCTTCTCCACCTCCGGCGAATACTCCGTCAGCTCCCAGTTCCGCGCCCCCATGACCAGCGCCACCGCCACCAACGACCGGTACTTCTGGGGCCAGCTCACCCCCGCCGCGGAGAAGCGCGCGAAACTCCACGTGCCCATCGCCGGCGACATCGCCTCCATGAGCGCAGACCTGCTGTTCGCCAAGAAACCCCGCCTCGAAGTCACCGACAAGGTCGGGCAGGCGTGGCTGGAGGAACGCGTAGACGACGAACTGCACGCCACCCTGCTGGAGGCGGCCGAGGTCGACGCGGGCCTGGGCGGGGTGTACCTGCGCACCGTGTGGGACGAGCAGGTCTCAGACCGCCCGTGGCTCGACATCGTCCACCCCGACGCCGCGGTCCCCACCTTCCGCTACGGACACCTCGCGAGCGTGATCTTCTGGCGTGTGCTGGAGGACTCCGGGGACCAGGTCGTGCGCCACCTCGAACAGCACAACCTGATCGACGGCTACATCCAGCACGCGGTGTACATCGGCGACCAGATCCGCATCGGCACGCCCGACTCGCTGGCGAATTTCGAACAGCTCGAACCGATCGTCGCCGCGATCGGCACCGCGGGCGGCGACACCATCAACCTGCCCGACCTGCCCCAGGGCGCCGCCACCGTCACCTACATCCCGAACATGCGCCCCAACCGGCTGTGGCGGTGGGTTCCCGGAGCCGCGCCCGTCGGGCGCAGCGACTACCAGGGCGTGGAGGGCATGATGGACGCCCTGGACGAGACCTACTCCTCCTGGATGCGCGACGTGCGCCTGGCCAAGAGCCGGCTGATGGTGCCCCCGTCCTATCTGGAGTCGCGCGGCCCCGGCAAACCCGCGATCGCGGACGTGGACCGGGAGGTGTTCATCCCGATGAACATGCTCGCGGGCGCCGCCGACAAGTCGCTGATCACCGCGAACCAGTTCGCCATCCGGTTCGCCGAGCACAAGGCGACCGCCGACGCCCTGGTGAGTGTGATCGTGCACGGGGCCGGGTACTCGCCGCAGACCTTCGGCGAGCAGGCCACCTCAGCGGGCAACGTCACCGCCACGGAGATCGAGGACCGCAACCGCCGCAGCCTCCTGACCCGCTCCAAGAAGATCCACTACTGGAAGCCTCGGCTGGCCGACGCGGCGTTCAGCCTCATGGCCGTCGAAAGCGCGGTCTTCCGCAAGCCGGGCCTCAAACCCGAGCGGCCCGACATCGTGTTCCCCGACGCGGTGCTGCCCAGCCCGCAGGAGCTGGCCCAGACCGCCGTCGCCCTCTCGACCGCGCAAGCCGCCAGCAAGCAGACCCTGGTCGGGATGGTGCACCCGGACTGGACGCAGGAGCAGATCGACGAGGAGGTCCTGGCGATCCGCGACGAGGAAGGGTTCGACGTGCTGGCCCGCGCGCGCGTCACGCTCACCCCGCCGCAGGGCTCGAAGGCCACGGTCGGCCAGGAGGTGCAGGAGATCGCGGACACGATCGCGGTGGACCCCACCGCCCAGGGCGTCGGCGCGGACAGCGGGGCGACACTGCAGACGTGAAACTCGCACACCAGTTCGAACCGGTGGCATACTGAACCCGGAACCGGGCCGAAACGGTACGGAACCCGAACCCGAAACGGGAGGAACCGATGACCGAGACGGCAACCGACGCCGCGGGAGCCGCAACGGCGACCACGGCCGCCGCCGCCCCGGCCACCGGCACCACGGCGGCAAACCCGGCAGAAACCGGCGCGGCCCCGGCCGCAGCCACGGACTGGCAGGCCGAAGCCGAGAAGTGGAAGGCCATCGCCCGCCAGAACGAGGCGCGCGCCAAAGCCAACGCCGACGGCGCGCTGGTCGCCGAGACGAGAGCACAGAAGGAACTACTCGCGAAGATCGCTGCCAAGGTCGGCCTCGCCGAGGAAACACCCGACCCGGCCGCCATCACCGCCAAGCTCGAAGCATCCCAGCGCGAAGCCAGATCCAGGGCGCTGGAGCTCGCGGTGCTGCGCACCGCCGGGCGCGTGGAGGCCGACGGCGACGCGCTGCTCGACAGCCGCACGTTCATGGCCAGACTCGACGGCGTCGACCCCGCCGACAGCGACGCGGTCAAAGCCGTGATTGTCGCGGCCGTGGCCGAATCCCCGGCCCGGTACGGCAAGAACACCGCCGGCGCATCCACGGCAGCGGCCTCCGCGGCCAGCGCCGGGCAGCCTGCTGCGCAGCGCCGCGCGTCCACGGCCGGCGAGTTCAACGCGCAGCCCGGCGGACAGCGCCAGTGGACAAAAGCGGACATCGACCGAGCCACCCCCGCGCAGGTCTCCAAGGCCATGGCCGACGGCCTTCTGGACGCGTTCCTCGCCTCCTAGCATCACCCCGAGCACCACCGCGCACCACCCGCTCACAGCGCCGAAACGGACTGGCAGCGGTAGCCGAAACGGCAACCACTGACCCTGCCATCCCGGAAGGCACGCCTGTGAGCGTCGCTCATTTCAAGGGCGAAGTCTGGTCCAAGATCCTCTTGGGCTCGCTGCCCCAGAAGTTGGTTTTCGGCGGCCCCATGGTCGTCAACCGCAACTACGAGGGCGAGATCGCCGAAGGCGGCGACACCGTCCACATCACCTCGCTCGCCGACCCCACCGTCAGCGACTACGTCATCGGCACCGACCTGACCTACCAGGACGTGCAGGACGCCGGCATCTCCTTCACCATCGACCAGGCCAAGTACTGGGCGGTGCGCATCGACGACGTCGACAAGCAGCAGGCCGCCGGCAACATCCAGCCGTGGATGGAAGGCCGCGCCAGCTACTCGATCGCCGTAGCCGCCGACCAGTTCCTCGCCGCCAAGTACACCTCAGTCGCCGCCGCCAACGTCCTGGGCTCCTCCGCGTCGCCGCTGACCCCGGCGATCTTCAGCTCGATCACCAGCCACCCCGCGGACTTCTACGTCCAGGTCATCATCCCGCTGCAGGTGGCGCTCGACGGCGCCGACGTCCCCGACGACGGCGGCCGGTACATCGCGGTCCCGCCGTGGGCGCGCGGCCTGATCTCCCAGACCGCCGGCTTCGTGATGGGCACAGCCGCCGACGGCTCGACCGGCGCGACCATGCAGCGCGGGTTCATCGGATCGATCGCGAACTTCAACGTCCTGGTCTCCCGCAACACCGTGCAGACCGTCGCCGGCGGCGCGGGCGTCGGGGTGTGGGCGATCCAGGCCGGCCACAACATGGCCATCACCTACGCCGAGCAGATCATCAAGACCGAGGCCCTGCGCTCCGAGCGCGGGTTCCGCGACCTGGTGCGCGGCCTGCACGTGTACGGCGCCAAGGTCGTCCACCCCGAAGCGCTAGCCGTCGCGTACGTCCAGCGCCCCGTCGGAATCTGAGGTCTGATCATGGCTCCCACCACTCCGCTCGCCGCCGCCAACGTCGCGCTGATGACCCCGAACGGCGCCGTGGCCGCGCCGACCGACTACAGCCTGGTCGCCGGGGACGTCTCCAACGGCCTATCGATCCCGGCGTCCCTGTTCGCCGGCGCGATCAGCGGCCTGCCGTACGGCCAGTCGGGCTTCCTGCCCGAGCACCTGCGGCTCATCGTGAAGACCACCACCCCCGGCACGAACTTCAAGGTGATCGTCAAGGCGACGCAGCCGCGCACCGACATCGCCAACCAGTTCCCGTTCACCCCGCAGGCGAACACCGGCGACCTGACCGTGGACGTCAGCTCGAACGCGACGCGCTACTTCGGGGTGTTCACCTCGGGCCGCTTCCTGCAGCCCGACGGCAGCATCCTGCTCAACTTCAGCGGCACCCTCGGCGTCACGACGCTGGCGCTGCTGATGGACCCGTACGCGCCCGCAGGCCCGCGCGGCTGACCCCCACCCGAATCCCGGAGGACCCGTGGCCCCCGTCATCCACTACTACCAGCACACCGAGAGCGGCACGGTGCACGGTTTCACGCACCCGCTGCCCAAGGAAATCGCCAAGCAGCTCGCTGCCGGCGAGCTGGCGAGGGTCGCGGACCCTTCGGGCGCGGACCCGGACGAGGAGATCGCGCGCCTGCGCGCGCAGGTCGCGCAGCTGGCGGAGCTCTCCGGGATCGATCCCTCGTCGCTGGGGCCGGCCGGTCTGGCCGACACGGCCGGCTCCGGCGACGAGCCCACCGCGGACGACGGGTCCGGCGAGCAGCTGCCGCCGGACCCGGACGCGGACGCGGACGCGGACGGCGAGGAGGAATTGCACCTGTGCCTGGAGTGCGGCGAACCGGTCGAGCGCAACGGCAGGACCGGCCCGTGGCCGCAGCGCCACCGCGAATGCAAGTAAAGGTCTGATATGCCGCTTCCGACGCCGCGCGTGTACGCCACCTCAGCCGACTACCAGCAGTTCGTTGGCGCCGGTGTCGTGCTCCCGGCGCGGATGGACTACCAGCTGCAGCTCGCCTCAGCGGTGATCGACTATGCGATGACAGGCGCGATCTACGACACCGACGACACCACCGGCCTTCCGACCGATCCGACCGTCGCGTCCCTGCTGTGCCTGGCGACCTGCCAGCAGGTCGAATACCAGGCCGACGTCGACGACGCGACGGGGGCGAAGTCGCGGTTCGACCAGGTCTCGATCTCCGGGGTGTCCATGCACCGCGCGGCCGGGACCGCGGGCAACGCGCTGCCGGAGTTATGCCAGCAGGCGATGCTGACGCTGTTCAACGCGGGCGCCATCCCCGGTGTCGCCCGGCAGGGGCGGTACTGATGATCCTGCCTCCGAACGAGGTCTTCGACCTGTACCGCGCCGTGCAGGACGACGGGTACGGCGACACCGAGGACGACGACAGCGGCCCGCTGTACGCCGGCATCCGCGGCGTCCTGAGCTACAAGACGCGCACCGTCATGGACCCGGTGACCCGCACCCCGCAGCAGGTCGCCTTCTACTTCTGCCTGTTCCCGCAGGGCAGCGACGTGCGCAACGACGACCGGCTGCGCGCGCGCAGCACCGGCGACTGGTTCAACGTCTCCGGAACCAACCCGCTGCCCTCCTACGGGTTCCCGAACGACGTGTCCATCAGCCTGACGAAGGCCGGCGGATGACCGGCCAGACGGCGCCTCAAGGCCAGCAGCCGACCGCGCCCCCGGACCTGGACGCGCTGCTGGTCGTGCAGGCCGCGACGCTGCTCACCCTCGAAGCCGGGTCGGCGTATGCGGCGAGCGCGTCGCTGCGTCGCGCGCTGGCCGCGTTCGCCCGCGACGCGAACCGCCGCTGGATCGTTGCCGGAGCCAGCCCGGTCTCCGCGCAGGCGCTGCGGGAGAGCGACCGCGAGCACCTGACGCAGGCGCTGGTGATGCAGTTGCGGCAGGTCGCGGCCAGCACGGGCCGGGATCTGGGGCCGATCCTGCGCGGCGAAGCCGAAAAGGCCCTGGAGCTGGGCGCGCAGCACGCGGGGCAGCAGATCGGGCTGGCGATCGACGCCGCCGAACTGGCGCTGGACGACACGGCGCGCGGCCTGATCGAGGCCACGCCGCAGGCCGCCGTCAGCCACCTGCTGCGCGCCGCCGGGCAACTGCAGCGGGCGCGAAGCGGCCTGGACCTCCAGGCCGCGATCGCCGAGGCGCACCGGGCGACCGCGGCGGTGGACACCGGCAGCACGTACCTGACGAACCACGTCGCGAACGACGCCGCGCGGCAGGTCGCCGTGAGGTTCGGGGAGAAGCTGCTGTGGATCGCCGAACGCGACGCCTGCGTAGTGTGCCTCAAGCTCGCGGGGGAGCTGGCCGACCCCAACGAGGGCATCGGTTTCGACGAGTTCGCGACCTACGGCCCGTACGAGCCGCCGAGCGTGTGGCCGTACGGAATGCCGCTGATGCGCCCGCCCAGGCATCCGCACTGCCGCTGCCAGGTGTGCGTGTGGCTCGGTTCCGCGCCCGGGCAGCCGGACCTGCCCCAGCGGCTGCGGCACGAGGCGGCGCGCTCGATCCTCAAGGGCTGGTCGCTGCCCTCCGAGTCCCGCACGATGCGCCTGCGCGCCGCGCAGAAACTCCTGGCCGGCGGTGGGCGCGGCCTGCCGCGTTCGGTGCAGGAAGAGGCCGCGCGCGCCGTCGCGTCCGGCCGGTTCAAGTCCCGTGAAGTCCCGCACCACAAACCCAAGGAGAAGCACCATGTCTGAGCCCACCCTGGCCGCGCTCGCGGCCGTCGGCGCTCCGCTGCTGAAGGAGGCCGAGCAGGCGCTGGCCCCGGAGGCGCAGAAGGTCCTCGGCGACCTGCGCGAGTTCGTCTCCGGCGAGGCGGACAAGCTGCGCACCGAGTTCCCGGCGGTCGTCGAGCAGGGCGTGACGCACCTGCACAACCTGGCCGAGGCGATGCTGGCCCGGTACCACTCGGTCATGGACCGCATCGACGCGCACCTCGGCGGCGCGACCCCCGCCGCGCCGGCTTCCGAGCCGCAGCTGGCCACCGGCGGTCTCGCCACCGGCCCGGTGACCGTGGACCCCACTACGGCGTCGAGCACCACGGAGGCTTCCTCGACGCCCTCGAGCACGCCCTCCACTTCCGACGCCGCCCCGACTGACGCCCCGGCGGCCTGAGCCATGCAGACCGCAAGCGTCGGCCACGTCGTTCATGTCCTGGTCGACCCGACCAAGAACAACGGCTCCGACGTCGCGCCGGCGGTGGTCGTGCGCACGTGGGGCGACCCGTACGAGCACCAGGACGGCCTCGGCGAGCGCCAGACCATCAACGCCCGCGTGCTGTGCGACAGCCAGAACACGCTGTGGCTTACCTCGATCCAGTTGTTCGACGAGCGGCCCGGCAAGGAGGCGCTGGCGCAGGCGCGTCCGCACCATCCCACGGGCTACGAGGCGGTCGCGTTCTGGCCGCCGCGCGTATAGCGCCCACAGACCGGCCGTCCCCGTCCCCGATCCGGGGGCGGCCGCCCAACCTGTAGCACACCAGTTCGAACAAGCCCTATGATCAGCGGTGGGACGGTGTCGGCCACTCCCCGGTAACGGGAGACCACCCCCAATCGATCGTCACCCGGGAAGGGGGCGGCAGTGGCCGACGTGACACGCCCGTGAGCACACTCAAGCTGCCGACGTCCCCCCTGGTCGCCCGCGCGTGGCTCGCCCTGGTGCCCGGCATCACCGCCGCCATGACCGGCACCACCCTGCCGCGCATCCCCACCGACTCGCTACCGGCCTGGGCCGCCACCGGGTTCCTGACGGTGCAGGTCGTCGGCGGCAGCCCGGACGCCGAGATGGCGCTGGCGCAACCCGTGGTCAGCGTCAAGTGCTGGGCGGTGAACGCCACGCAGGACCCGGACAGCGGCAAGGTCGCCGTCCAGGCCAGAGTGCCGTGGGCGCGCAGCGAGGCGCTGGCCGAAGCCGTACGGCAGGCCTCCTATCCGATGCAGCGCGACCCGGCCTCGCGCCTGGTGAGCCTGCCGGTGGCCGGCTACCAGAAGGCCAGCGTGAACTCGGCGTACCTGCTCTCGGAGATCCGGCCCCTGCAGGACCCGACCAGGTACGCCTGCCACCAGTTCGACCTGCAGCTGGCGTGGACGGCGGTGCCCGGTGGGTGACGAGCTGATGCGGATGGAAGACGGCTGGCTCGGGCACCTGCGCGAAGCCGAGTGGATGTTCCTGGAGCAGCGCCTGGGCCCGGACATCCTCGCGGACATGGACCGCGCGGTGCCGATCCTGATCGGCCGTCTGCGCGGATCGCTCGCTTTGCAGGTCGTCCCAGGCGACGACGGCGTCCCCGAGCTGCAGATCGGATCGTTCCCCGACGACGAGGGCGACGTCGAGTACGCCGCGCCGGTCGAACTCGGGTTCCACGGGCCGGAACTGGTGCGCGAGCACGTGAGCCACAGCCGCACCGGGACCGAGTTCACGGTGCGCGAGCACGTGAGGCAGGCCAACACCCCCGAGCAGCCGTACATGCGGCCTGCTCTCTACCGCACGAGGTACTGACATGGTCACGGTACGAACCAAGCTTCAGCCGCGCGAGCAGCTCGAGGTCTCCGAGCAGGAAGCACAGGTCCTCGAGTCGCAGGGCCTGCTGTACGAGGGCAGCGAGCAGGACCTGGCGCAGCTGCTGGCCGCCGACCCGGCCGGGCCGCTGGACCCGCGCCCCGCGCCCAGCGCCGCGCCGGACAAGGCGCCTGCGGCCAGGAGCGCGCCCGCGGCTGCGGACAAGGCCGCGCCCGACGCCGCAAAGGAGGCGTGAGCGTGGCCGCGAGGAGAAGCGGCACCGCCAAGGGCGGCGGCGCGAAGAAGGCGGTCAAGAAGGGCATGGGTTTCAACGCCGCCGCCGGGAAGATCGCCGCGAAGGAGGGCGTGAACCCACAGAAGGCGCGTGCGATTCTCGCCTCCGCCACGCGCAAGGCGTCGCCCGCCGCCCGCAAGGCGAACCCGAACCTGAGGAACGTGCTACCGAAGAAGAAGGCGAGCTAGGCGATGACGTACAAGGACTTCACCGGCCTGGTGCAGCCGGCCAACGGGCCCGGCACACCGGGCACCCTGTTCAACCCGACCTTCACGGTCCTGACCGGGTTCACCGGCATCCAGTTCCCGAACACCGGCCGCGAGATCGTCGAGATCGTCAACGGGGCGACCGCGTCCAACTACACCGTGAACGTCGGCAGCAAGGTCGGCGGCCACACGGTGGCCGGCGACGGGCCGACCGCCTGCCCGGTGTCCAACACCGCCCCGCAGCGCCTGGGGCCGTTCCCCTCCTACTACAACCAGCCCGGCACGAACCTGGTCACGATCGACTTCTCGAGCGTGGCCACCGTGACCGTGGCCGTGACCCAGACCCCGGGAGTGTCCTGAGATGACCGGTGTAGTCAACCCCCAGAACGCGATCATGGGGCCGATCGGCATGTGGTACGGCGCGTTCGGCGTCACCGAGCCCGCGCAGACCAACGCCGCCCTGGTCGCCGACCCCGGCGGCGGCTGGAGCTTCGCCGGAGGCACCCAGGGCGGCATCACCTGGGAGATCGACCACACGATCACCGACATCACGTTCGACCAGGTGATCGACCCGGTGGACGGCCGCGTGACCGGCCGTGCCGGCATGGTGGCGTTCAACGGCGCCGAACCGACCCTCGCGCTGCTGGCCATGAGCCTGAACAACCTGGGCACCACCACCGTCGGCACCGGCATCACGACCTACACCCCGGGCCAGCCGAACGCCGCCACGCCGCTGAGTTTCAACGCGCTCCTGCTGGACGGATGGGCGCCGAAGCTGAGCAGCGGCGCGGCGGCCCGCCGCCGCGTGATCTTCCGCAAGATGCTCAACCAGCCGAAGATGACCACCAACGGCGACCCGACCAAGCAGGTGGTGTGGGCGCTGAACGTGAAGATGTACTACGTCTCCGCGTCCATCGACCCGTGGATCTCGATGGACCAGACCGCATGAGCGCCACGCGCAGCAGGCCGCCCGCCAAGAAGAGCGTGTCCGCGCCGGTCCAGTTGGGCAGGCGCACGGCCGACGCAGCCCGCGAACCGCTGTTCTCCGTCGGCGACCAGGTCTACACGATGCCGGCCACGGTGCCGACCGGGGACGCCATCATGCTCGCCGCCCGGTTGCGCCTGCAGCCCGACGAGGACGCCAAGGGCGTCGCCCTGGTGCTCAACCTGTGCGGCGGCGACGCCCTGGCAGCGCTGATGGGCGACAGCACCATGACGCGCGCCGAATGGAAGACGATCGTGCGGATCCTGACCGAACGCGCCTTCGGGCCGGCCGAGCGGCGCAAGGAGGACGAGGAGGGAAACTGACCCGGCGGCTCCGGCAAATCGGCTGGATCAGCGCCTACCTCGAGGACGTCCGCTCGGACCTCTCCGCGATCCACCGGATCGACGACCTCGAGGCGCTGCCGGCGCCGCGGTTCTACTCCCTCACCTACCGGCTCGGCGCGTACCCGGGCCTGCTGCGGGCGATTGCCCGGACGCAGCATGCGAAGAAACACGGGCCGCAACCTGTCGGCCCGATCGAGATGAGCGCAGCGGACTGGCTCAAGCAGCGTCCGGGCGTGCTGGAGCAGATCGACCGACGACCGCCAGGCAGGAGGTGACAGCGTGCCCGCAGGATTCAAGATCGCCGAGGCGTATGTGGCGGCGGTGCCGCGCGACCAGGACTTCGAAGCCGGGCTGCGCGCGATCGTCGAGCCCGCCGCGCTGCGCGTGCACGCCGAAGTCGGCCTCGGCCTCACGCACGAAGCCCCAGGGGAGCTGCGCGGGGACCTGGACGCCGCGCTGGCGCTGGCCACCGACGGCCTGGACGCGAACGTCGGCATGGGCCTGCGCAACGACGCGGTCGAGGCCCTGGACGCCGACGTGCGGGCCGGGGTGCAGCTGGTCGAGGACAACAACAAGATCCGTGTGAAGGTCGACCCGAAGACGACGGCCGACGCGCAGCAGGCCGGCATGAGCATCGGCGCGAAGCTCGCCCTCGGGATGGGCGCGCTCTTCGGCCCGGCGACCCTGGTCGAGGCGGCCACCGTCGGGGTGCCGCTGATGATCGGGGCGATCGGCACGATCCTGGCGGCGCGCAGCCCGCAGGTGCAGGCATCGGCCAAGATCCTCTCTGCCGATATCGGCGGCGAGCTGTCGACCGCGGCGGCGCCGCTCGTGCCGGCCGCGCAGGACGCGATCAGCCAGTTCGACGCCCTGTTCCGCGACGAGATGCCCCGGCTGCAGGGCTACTTCACGCAGGCGCGCCCGGCCGTGGACATCCTGACCGGCGGCCTGACCGGGTTCGTGACCAACGTGCTGCCCGGGTTCGACGCCGGGATGGCCCATTCCCAGCAGGCCAGCGCAGCGTTCGCGCAGGGCCTTGATCTCGCGGGCGACGGGGTCGCGCACCTGATCCAGGGGCTGTCCGCGGGCACCAGCGGCGGCGCGCAGGGCTTCGTCGCGCTGATGACGCTGGTCGACCACGTGCTGGGCATCATCGGCACGGACCTGGGGCGGCTGGCGAACGCGGCCGGCCCGGTGGCGCAGCAGCTCGAGCCTGTGCTGTCGGCCGTGGCCGGGGACCTGTCCGGGGCCACCACATCGACGATCGTCACCGGGCTGGGGCTGGTCAACTCGATCCTGTCCACGCTGCCGGTGGACGTGGTGCGCGCCATGGCGGACGCGACCGCCGCCTGGTACACCTCCTCGAAGGTGTACGGGCTTCTCTCCGGGCTCGGCCCGGCGCTGGTGGGCGCCGCGACGAAGGTGAAACTGCTGTCGGCCGCCGAGGTCGAGGCCGCGGGCGGCGCCGAGGCGATGGGCGCCTCGTGGGGCAAGACGCTCGGGACGCTGGGGCTGGTCATCTCGGCGGCGGCGCTCGGCGGCGAGCAGCTGGGCAAGCTGGCCGGGGTCGGCGACCACACCGCGGCCGACGTCGACACTCTGACCTCGTCGCTGATGGACGCCGCGAACGGCTCCCAGTCCGCGGGCACGCAGATCACCCAGTTCGCCGGGGCCATGGCATTCGCGTCGAACATCGCCGGTGGCAAGGCGACCGACGGGATGAAGTCCCTGGACGACGCCCTGACCAAGCTGTACCAGTCCAATCCGCAGCAGGCCGCGACCGAGTTCCAGGCCGTCTCGGACGCCATGCAGGCTCAGGGCACCAGCGCGCAGGACGTGGCGAAATACCTGCCCGGCTACACCCAGGCGGTCAAAGACGCCGCGCTGGCTAACAAGGAGCACGCCGACGCCCTGGCTACGGCCCTGAGCCCGGCGCAGCAGTTCACCCAGGCGCTGATCGGGCAGCAGCAGCAGCTGGTCTCCACAGCCACAGCCAGCGCATCAGCCACGATCGCCGCCATGTCGTTCGGGACGACGCAGGGCGGCCTGAACCAGCAGTTGTCCGACGCGCTGACCGACTACCAACTGGCCAAGAACGCCGCCTCGGCGTACGGGACGGCGCTGGCGGCGCTGTCCGGCTCGTACGGCGACCTGCAGGCCGCCGAGGCGCAGGTGGACTCCAACCTGCTGACCCTCATCCAGCACCAGCAGCAGTCCGGGCACGCGTTCACCACCGGCACGCAGGCCGGCGACCAGAACATCCAGATGATGCACTCCTACACCCAGTCGATCCTGCAGGGCGCCCAGGCCCTCGTGCAGCAGGACACCCAGGCGGGGCGCACATCCCAGGTCACGCAGGACCTGACGGCCTACATCAACCAGCAGCGCAACGCGTTCATCCAGCAAGAGGCGAAGATCCTGGGTTCGCGCGACGCCGCAGCGAAATTGTTCGACCAGTACGTCGACATCAAGAAACTCGGCACGATCACCACGACGATCAACGCGAACACCAGGCCCGCGGCGCAGGCCCTGAACGGCCTGATCGAGCTGATCAACTCCTCGACCGGGACCGTGCAGATCTACGCCACCCCGAACAACCCGGCCGGGGGCCGGGCGTCGAACGCGCGCGGCGGCCCGGTCTACGCGGGCGAGGTCTCCGAGGTCGGCGAGGAGGGGCCGGAGGTGGTGGTGTTCGGCGCGCCGGGCCGCGTCATCCCGAACGACCAGATCCCGGCGCTCCCGGGCGGCGGCGCGCCCCCGCGCACGGGCGCGTCCGGCGGCGGCATCACGATCCAGACCCTGACGGTCCCGGTCACCGTGCACGGGGTGCTGGACTTCACCGACCCCAACAGCCTCAGCCCGCTTGAGCGCCAGATGGCGGCCCGGATCGGCAACGCGATACGGCAGGTCGAGCGCTCGAGGGTGGGTGTCTGATGGCGTTCTCCACGGTGCAGATCGGACGCCTGTCGCTCACGGAGCTGCCGCAGAACACGGCGACCGAGCAGTCCTCGGGCCAGTCCCTGGCCAGCTCGGGGCAGATCCTGCATGTGACCGGCCAGGAGGCGTACCCGATCTTCCCGCTGGCCCGGATGAGTGCCCTGCACGACGACCTGCAGGGCCTAGTGGCCGCGCAAACCCTGCTGCCGGTGCTGTTCGGCGACAAAACCGACCGTAACGGCTACTACATCCTGTCCGGCGCGCAGTCCGCGCTGCGCAACTGGACCGGGGAGGCGGTCACCGACGACTGGCAGGCGGACCTGCGGCGCGTCGGCTCCCAGCTCGAGATCGACCTGGAGTCGCGTGTCACCGGGCCGCAGAGCGTCAACAACTCCTTCGGCCTGACCGGCATCCTGTGGAACAGCCCGCCGGGCGGCCACTACGCCTTCTGGTCTGGCGCCACCGCGCCGGCCTCGATCAGCCGTTCCTGCGCGGACGGCCCGGCGCAGAGGACGTACCTGTCGCTGCCGCTGCAGAACACCTACCGGTGGGGCTGCCCGGTGGCCTCCTACGCCAACGGGCGCGCCCGGTTCGCCGACGACAACGCGATCGAGCGCTCCGGTACGGGTTTCTCCCTGGGCAACCCGGCCTCCTGGACGCTGTCCAACGGCCTGGTGCGCGTGCAACCGGGTACCTCGGGCAACACCCTGGATGTGGCCTGCTGGTCCTCCGGGGCGTGGCAGGTCAAGGCGTGGGATCTGCTGTCGGGCGGCGCGTCGCTGGCGGGGTGGTCCAGCGCGGGCCTGCTGCGCAACGACTACGAGGCGGTCGTGCTGCGGCTGCTCAAGGACAACGCCCCCGGCCGCACGCTGATCGACTTGACGCTGCGGCGCGGCGCCCGCTTCGTCGAGGTCTACATCAACGCCGAGACGGCCGCCGCACTCAAGGCCGTGCGGCACAGCGCGGAGACGGGCAGCGCCGCGACCGGCGTGGTGTCCGCGTCGGCGAACGACGCCGCCGGCAACCAGTACTGCGTCGGCTCCGCGCACACCTTCACCGCGGACACCGTCAACGGCGGCCTGTCGGTGGCCTCCAGCACGACGCTGGACGTGTGGATCGGGGCCGCGGTCGGCGGCAGCGGCGCAGTCGGCGGCGACACGCCGGGCGACCTGGTGGCGCAGTACGTGGGGCGCCGCGGCGAATACGTCCAGGCCGTGCGGCGGTAGACCCATGGGAGTTTCCGAGGTTTCCATGGCGCTGGGCCAGTGGTCGCTGCAGCTGCGCCCCGACACCCCGCGCGCCGTGCTGGACGCGCTCGGCTACTTCGGGCACGTGGCGATCACCACCGGGCGGGTGCAGGCGCCGCTGCTGGGCGACGGGCTGCTCAAATCGGCCCGGTACGTGGGCGTGCTGACGGGGGTCACACGCACCGACACCACCGCACCCGTGGCGCTGTCCGGACCCGGGATGGCGTTCTGGCTCGGGGACGCCGACGACAAGGGCTCGGTGTACGAGACCCCGATCAACCTGGTGGCGGCGAGTTTCGCCGGCGCGGTCACGGCGCTGCTGCCTTCCTCCGGCGCCGTGACCGCCGGGGTGATCGGCTCGGTGCCCGGGACGCTGACCCAGTCCTACGTGTGGACCTCTCCGCGCACCGCCATCACCAGCGTGTGCCGGCTGATGGGAGGCACCGGGACCGCGGCCGCCGAATGGCGCGTGAACGGCGACGGGACCCTGGACGCGGGCACCGTGTCCAGCCTGTACGTCACCACCCCGGTGGCGGCCCTGGTGCGGCGCGTCACGGGCCCCGACCAGGGCCTGCGCGGGCTGCACGGCAGCCTGCAGAACGCCGGGGACGTGAACGACTACACCACCCGGGCGGTGGTGCTGGCGGCCGGGGACGCCGGGTCGACCGCGGTGGGCTCCGCGAACCTGGGCTCCGTGCCGTACAAGGACATCCACGGCAACACGGTGAAGCTCGTTCGCATGGCGTCGCAGTCCGCCACCGGCCCGGTCAACGCCTCGGCCGCCGCCTCGGCGGTGCTCGCCTTGTACAACAGCCCGCGCAACGCCCTGATCCTGTCCAGCGACGAGTTCGACGTGCGCGGCATCGTCACGGCCGGGGACTACGTGTACGTGCAGGACCCGGACGCGGGCCTGGTGGACTACACGCAGGAGGTGCGTCTGCGCGGCGAGGTCCTCAACCCCGTGCTGATGCGGTGCGTCGAACTGGACTGGCCGGTGACGGCCGGGTACGGGGCGGCGTACCGGGACGGCAACGGCGCGTGGACCGACCTGGCGGACTACCTGCTGCCAGAGTCCGGTCCGACCAGCGTGGTGGTCGGCGCGGTGGGCCGGCCGCTGACCGCCTCCGGTGAGCCGGTCGGTTCCCGGCCGATCCCGGACCCGACGGTGCCGGCCACGCCGGTGTTCGGCGCGTTCAGCACCTCTTCCTATGTGGGGCCGTCCGACGGCAAGAACAAGGCGCAGATCCAGGCGGCCTGGGGCACGCCGCTGAACGCCGACGGCTCCACGGTGACCGACGGGGACCACTACGAGGTGCAGTACCGGCCGCACCTGAGCGCGTTCCAGACCAATCCGTCGCACGCGCAGCTGGCGTCCGCGGGCTACACCCTCGCCTCGCTGGCCGCCGCAGGGGGCACGCTCAAGCAGCTGATCCCGATCGCGGCGACGCAGTGGAAGGTCACCTTCGTCGCGTGGGGCACGAACACGGTGCTGATCCAGGAGCTGACCCCGGGGATCAACTACGACTTCCAGATCCGGGCCGTGGACACCGCGTCGCCGCCGAACGCCTCGGCATGGTCGGCGACCAGCACGGTGCAGGCGGCGGTGGACACCACCGGTCCGCCGACCCCGGACGCGCCGACGGTGGCGGCGAACACGCTGTCGGTGCAGGTGTCGTGGGACTGCGGGCGCGCGGACGGCGGCACGTTCAACCAGGACGCGGACCTGCACCACATCGAGGTGCACGGCAGCTATGAGCCGCTGTTCTCCCCGTCGTCCTCGACGAAGCTGGGGCTTGTGCCCGCGACGGCCGGCAACATCACGGGCCTGATCCCGGCGGTGGGGTCGTTCACGATCCCGCCGGGTCAGCCGCCCGCGCAGCAGATGTACATCAAGATCGTCGCGGTGGACATCACCGGCAACAAATCCAACCCGTCCGCGGCCGCCGGCGCGAGCGCCGCGCTGCTGTCCGACGCCTACATCACGGACCTGTCCGCCTCGAAAATCACCGCCGGCACGATCACCGCGGGGGTGATCCTGTCCGGCACGATCGAGACCGCGGCCAGCGGCGGGCGCGTCCTGATGGACGGCGCCACCGACACCTTCTACGCCTACGACAACAACGGCCTGCTCATCGGCAGCTTCGGCATCGACGGGCTCAAGCTGTACACGGACCCCGGCAACGCGTCGCTGATCATCAACCACGCGCCGGACTCCACGCAGAGCCCCGTGATCCAGCTCACCGCCAACAGCAGCTCCCCGCCGGTCAGCCCGTCGCAGATCTATGCGAACTACGCGCAGGGCGCCGGGCTCACCCGCGAGGCGCTGATCATCAAGTCCGCGGCCGAGGCCGACGGCAGCTTCGCGCGCATCGCGCTGGAGAGCGGCATCGCGGGCGGCGGCCAGCTCGCCGAGGGCGACCTGCTGATCTCGAACGGCACGACGGAACGCACGATCGTGCATTGGGACAACTCCGGCGCGCTGGTCTCGAACCTGAGCGCCACGACGAACTGGCTGACCGGCTCGGTGCTCGCGGGCATGGGCGCGGCCGGCCAGGTGATGCCGTTCCTCGCGGTGGCGCAGTACTCGGTGACGTTCACCGCGGGGAGCGGGAGCTTCAGCCACGGCTGGTCGTTCACGCCGCTGTTCGTCCTCGTCTTCGCCGCGAGCGGGGACACCGGGCAGCAGTACCGCGTGGACACGATCACCTCGACCACGATCACCCTGTCCGGGTGGAACGCGTCGGGCACGACGCTCTCGGGCAGCCACACCGTCAACGCCGTCTTCTTCGGCAACTGATCAGGGGACCGCCATGGCCGACACCTTCACCACGAACTTGGGCCTACTGATCGCGGACACGAACGACCCGTACAACTATCCGACGCAGGTCGCCGCGCCGCTCACGACGCTCGATTCGCTGTTCGGGCTGCCCAAGTGCACATCCGCGACGCGCCCGAGCACCACGTTCGGCGGGCAGGGCATCTACGAGACGGACACCGGGCGCGTGGCCGTCAACGTCGGCACCAAGGCCGCGCCGTCGTGGCTGTACGTCACCTCCGGCATCCTGACCTGTACCAGCGGCGCGCGCCCGACGCTGAACCTGTTCACCGGCATGATGATCTACGAGACGGACACGGGCATGACCCGCGTCTACAAGGGCGCCGCCTGGCAGGCCGGGGAAACCGTGTGCACCTCCGCCGCGCGCCCGGCGAACCCGATCACGGGGGACAGCGCCTACGAGAGCGACACCGGCAGCAGCATCGTGTACACCGGCTCGGCGTGGGCGCTGCAGAACGGCGCGCAGACGGCCCGCTCCGGAGCGGTGATGCCCGGCGCCTTCGCCGACACGATCCAGCGCAACCTGTGCACCAGCGCCGTCTCGCCCACCTCCGGCACCCTGGTCATCTCCTCGATCACCCTGGAGCTCGGCGAGGTGGTCGGGCACATCGGGTTCGGCACGGGGGCCACAGCCGCGGTCGGCCCGACGCACTGGTGGGTGTGCCTGCTGGACCAGACCTACAAGCTGATGGCGCACAGCGCCGACCAGACAACCACCGCGCTGCCCGCCTCGACCTGGCAGAAACTCGCGACGATCGCCAGTTACACGGCGACGTACTCCGGGACCTTCTACCTGGGCCTGATGGTGGCCACCGGCACCACGCAGCCCACGATCCTGTGTCGCAACGAGACCCCCGACGGGCAGTTCGTCACCGGCACCAACGTGCCCACCCCGGTGGTCAACGGGCTGAGTTCCACGGGCCTGACCACGCCCGGCACCGATGGCACGACCACGTACGCGGCGCCCACCGCGGCGTCGCAGACCCTCTACATGTACGCGGGCGCCTGATGGCTGGCAGGATAGAACTGGTGTTCGACAGGAGGTGCGCATGACGCTCGAGGGCTTCGACGCCTGGGGTATGGGCCCGACGCCGGCCGCGGCGAGGGCGGCCGGGATGGGTTTCCGCACCTGGTACTCCTCGTATGACGGGTCGAAGGACGGTCCCGTGGACGGTCCCGCGCGGTACGGCGAGGCGGGGATCTGGTCGGTGTGCAACTTCGAGACCACGATCGACCGGGTCCTGTCCGGCGGGGCCGCGGGCGGCCAGGTGGACATGGAGCACGCGATCAACGAGTACGGTCCGCGCGGGATGCCCGAGGGCGCCGCGGTGATCCTGTCCGCCGACGAGCCGATCCCGGCCTCGGCGTTCCCCCGGGCCCTCGCCTACTACCAGGGTGCCCGGCAGGCCGCCGCCGGGGGCCGGTACCTGACCGGCTGCTACGGCGAGCAGGCCCTGATCGCCTACCTCAAACAGCACGCGGCGATCGAGGTCGGGTGGCGCTCGATGTCCACCGCGTGGCCCGGCGGCGGCTCGAGCGCGTTCTGCGACCTGGTGCAGACCGGCTCCGGCACGATCGGCGGCGTCGAGGTGGACTTCGACGAGGCCCTGGTGCCGTTCGTCGGGCAGTGGATGCCCGGCCGTCTCGCCCCGCGTCACCCCGCGCCGGACCCGGCGCCCCTACCGAAAGAGGCTGACATGATCTTGCTCACCGGTTTCAACGGCCCCGCCGTGGCCGCCTTGTCCGGCGCCCTGCTATGGGACGTGCAGGACGGCACCAGCGTGGCCGCGTACAAGGCGGCGGGAGTGCCGGTGGCCACTATCACCGCCGCGGAGCACGCCGCGATCGCCGCCGCGTCGGGCGCCGCGCACGCGGCGGCGTCCGGGACGATCCCGGTGACGCTGTCCGGCAGCGGCAACCTGACCCTCGCGGCGGCCTGAGCCGTGGGGCTGCGCGGCGACCTGGCGGTCCCGTACGAAGACCTGCTCGCCGAGTACCGCGAGAGGGTCAGCGCGCTGACGCACGAGAACGTGATGCTGCGCGCCTCGGTCGTCGTGCTGCAGCGCCGCCTCGAGCCGGCCCCGCAGGGCGCCGAGCCCGGTGCCGCCGCGTCGGACGCGGCGAGCGGATCGGGGGCCTGAGGTGACCGGCTGGTCGTGGTACTGGCTGGTGTGGCTGCTGGTGGGGTTCGGCGTCCCGGAGGGCATCGCGCTGGCCACCAACCCCCGCAACACCCTCTCGTATCAGGTGTGGAACCTGGAGGGCGTGGGTCCCACGTTCCAGCGGTTCTTCATCGCCGCCGGACTGCTGTGGCTGCTGCTGCACATGGTCTTCAAGCTGTTCAAGTAGCGACGCGGGATGATTGATCCCACGGCAACAGCCTGATCCTGCGAGCTGAGGAAACGCGAGGGGCGGGTGAGTGGGAGTCTGCGGCGCTACGAGTTCGACCTGTGGCGCGAGGGTTTCGAGCGCCGCGTGCGGGAACTCGAGGTGTGGCGCAAAGAGCACGAGGACGATCACGACCAGGACGACGACGAGCAGATAACGCAGGCCCGGGAGCGGCAGCGATGGAACTGGCAGCGAGTGGTGGCGGCTATCGGGGCGGCCACGGCGGTGGCGGCGGTGGCCGTACAGGCCCTGGGCCGGTGA